CGTTGGCCTTCAGGGCGAGGTCCTCGAACCCGTTGACCATGTCGACGACGTACTTGGCGGCGGCCCCGGCGGCGGCGGCGATGGCGGCCGGCCCCAGGACACCGATCGAATCGAACGCGGCGCCGGCGCCGGCTTTCAGTTTCCCGAACCCACCTTCGGCGTCGGCCACCGCCCCTTTGATCGACGCCAGCCCCGACGACGCCTTGTCGCCGGTGACATCGATCAGGACCGATACACGCTCAGTGAAAGACGCCACAACTCACCCGGTGAACAGTCGGCGTAGGACTTTCTGCACTTCGATATCGACGAGGCGGGTCGTCTCCCGATGGGCGACCGTCACCGCCGGGGTCCAAGCGCGCCGGCCGGGCACCGGGGTGCGGTAGTAGAACCCGGCCGTCTTGCGCCGCCCGCCCGAGCGTTTCGGGGCGTCCCACGGATTCTTGGCCCCGTCCTGAAGGATGGCGGCGAGCGGCTTGATCGTCGGTGACATCACGGCGTTGGGGCCGTCCATGTCGTAGCGGGCTTTCACCGTGTACGACCCGCGCCGCTTCCCCCGGCCGAACCCCGAAAGGCCCTTGGGGTGGATGGCGTCCGACATGGGTTGCTTCAACCCGCGGGCGACGCGTTCGGTGATGATCCGCAGCTGCGCGGCGTCGAACGTCGACGCCAGGTCGTCGAGCTTCACCGCGAACTGCTGCGGGGTGGACGTCACGCGTCGACGGTTTCGCGCCGCTCCGACAGCACCGTCGCCGCGGTGCCGATCGCCGGCTTGCCCTGTACCGGCAGGGTGACCGTGGCGAGGAGTGGGGTGCCGAACTGGCCGCCGTAGGAGCCCGGGACGAGGCGCACCGTTCCCGACGCCACCGGCATGAGCACGTCGCCGGAGTCGAGCGACACCGAGAAATCCACCTCGGTCGTGTCGTTGTCGAACAGGTACTGCGACAACGACCCCGGCGCGGTCGCCGTCCAGTCCTGCAGCCACTCGAGGTCCAACGTGAACCCCGTCGCGGCCGGCACCTGCGTTTCCGGCTGGCATCCGGTCGCCGGCACCGTCTGCAGATTGGGGGTGGCGACCAGCTCGGCCTTGGTCACCTGGCACTTGTAATCGACACCGCCGGGGGTGGTGCCGAACATCACCGTTGCGTCGGTGACCACGATCACGGTTGCGGACATTGGGGTGTTCCTTTCAACAGAGGACGTAATCGGTGATCCACGACACCGTCGCGGAGGGGTGGGTGACACCGGCGATATCGGTCGTGGCGCGCTGCCAGCGGGCGAAACGCATCCGTCCGATGCGGGTGACGTTGTCGATCACGACACCGACGAGGTCGTCGAGCTGGTCGGCGACATCGGACGCGGTGTGCGTCTCGACGACGATCACGACATCCCACGACGCGTAGAACAGCGGGGCCGGTGAGCCTTGCACGGCGTCGGGTTGATCGATCCACACCGCCGGGACGTCGGCGGCGTCGGGCTCGTGGGCGTAGACGGTGACGTCGGGGATGGCGTACAACGCGTCGTACAGGCCGGCGCGGGTGGCGGCCAGGTCGGTGCCGATGGTCACGCGAAGCCGCCGGCCAGATCAGCGCCGGACGCCACGATCACGGCGTCGATCGACGCGAAGAAATCGGCCGGCAGCCGGGCGAACAGGTCGCCGGCCTGGAACACCCCAGCCGGGGTCTTCGGCCGCCGGTACAAGTCCACCGCGCACGCCAACGCCGCCGTGGCAAGCAACGGGTTCCCGTCGAACAGGACCGGCTGACCCGGTTGCATCCGATGCTTGACGGCGGCGTTGGCGGCGTCGACGGCGCGCTGCGCGGCCGTCGTGTCGGCGAGCACGCCGGCGCCCAGGGCGGCGGCGAGGTCGTCGACGGTGACCCACACGATCAGGTCGTCGGGGTCGGTGCTCACCGGTCCACCGCCTTACGCGGTCGTCCTCGAGCTGGGGCCGGCTGATGGGTCGTCGCGGTGCCGGGCGCTTCGCGACGACCGGCTAAGGGGTTGCGTCGGTCAGATGCACGATCCCCAACGGCAGGGTGGCCACGGCGGTGCCCATGCCCCAGACGGCGATGTTCTGGCCGAGCTTCTCGACGTCTTCGGAGGTGACGGTGAACGGCCCGTCGCCGTACCAGCCGGCCGCCTCGGAGTTGGTCACCAGGATCGTCTTGACGGGCAGGTACGGCCCTTCGACGACCTCGAGCCCGGACACGTTGATCCGCAGCGTCGAGGCCTGGGCGGTGCCCCGGGTGTTCGACGTGCCGTAGTTGGCGGGCCACAGGCCGGGCAGGGCGCCGATGGCACCGAACTGGTCCGAGCTGGCCACGACGGTGTCGGCCGGGGCGCCGGTGGCGTTGCGGACCATGCCGGACGCCGCGAAGAGGGCGGCGGCCAACAGGTCCGCGGTGGTGGCGGCGGTGAAATCGAACTGCAGTGTCGCCCCGGCCTTGGCCAGCAGATTCTGTTCCATGCCCGCCTCGGTGGCGGCGGCGTAGGCGGCGGCCATGATCTGCAGATAGGCCGTGCGATACGAGGGGCTCGAGCGTCGGATCAGCTGGTAGGACAGGTCCGAGCCGCCGGCGTACGTCTCGATCGCCTCGGTGCCTTTCTTGAGGTCGACACGCACCGACGTGATCGGCGTCTTCTGGGTGGCCTGCACCCCGACGAGGGCTTTGATGTCGCCGTCGAAGTAGGGGAAGTTGATGTCCATGCCGCTATCGGGCAGGCCGCGCTGGCCGCCGAGAGCGGTGATGACGGGGCGGCCCCGGTCGATGATGCCGTACACGTTCGACACCCAGCCCGGCGGGATCACGCCCGGGTTGTTCGTCGTGATCTGATCGGCGAGCGTCCGGCGGAGCAGACCGCCCTTCCCCTCCTCGAACGCCGCCTCGTAGAAGTCGGCGAACTCCCGGAACCGGGCCAGCGGATGGGCGGGCACGAGGGTGCCGCGGGTGCGGACTTCGTCGCCGAGCACGACGAGCTCGCGGCGCAGGGCGTCGAGGTCGTCGCCGATGGGCACGACGTTGGTGATCGTGGCGGGCAGGTTGTCGCCGTCGGGCGGGCTGTCGGCCGTGAGGGTGGCTACTGCGGGCATGTCGGTCCTTTCGCGGACGGTGAGGATGGGTGCGTCGTGGGCGGGATGGAACGCGAAGGCGACCCCGTACAAGGTCGAGCGGGTACGGGTCACGGCCGAGCGGTCGGCGTTCCACACCTCGCCGTCGGTGCCCGGGGCGAACTCCATGGACACGGCGTCGACGGTGTGAGCGTCGATCAACGCCATGACGTCGCGGGCCGCGGCGGTGTCGGCGATCACGAGGTCGCCGTACAGGCCGTCCGGCTCGTCGCGGGTGGCGGCCAGGTGGCCGATCAGGTCGCCGTCGTGGGCGTCGCGGACGTACATCCGCTCGAGCGGGTTGATCGACTCCGGGGCGTGCGTCTCGGTGTAGCGGTGGGCCCGGCCGGCGACCACGTCCACGACGGGGCGCGGATCGTTGTAGGAGACGAGGCGGGCGGTGACCGTGCGGGTGGTCGGATCGGCGGCGACGATGGGGGCGTCGCGGTGTAGCAGGTCGTGCATCAGACTCCTTCGACGTTCGGTGCCACCGGCTCGAGCACCGGGCCCGAACTCATGGCGGGCAGGCCGAGCTGCGAGACACGCATCTCGTCGACCGAGGCGAGCCCGGCGGCGACAGCGGCCGCCGCCGTGGTCACCCTCGTGGACCAGTCGGTGCGCAACAGGTTGGAGGTGTCGAACACGGCGGCCTGGCCGCGTGGGAGGAGGTCGGTGAAGGCGGCCTCGAGCCGGTCGAGGTAGGTCGGGTACAGGTTCAGGGTGAGCCAGCGGCGCATCTCGTCGATCGTCGTGGAGTACGTGAGCGCCTGCTGGGAGACGACGTTCACGATCGACGGTGGCACGTTCAGGGCGCGGGCGATGGCGGCGTCGAGATAGTTGAGCCCTTCGATCAGCAGGGCTTCGGCCGCGGACGGCTGGGTGAACGTCGTGAGCCCCATGCCGCCGGACAGCAGGGCGGGGCGGCGGGTGCGGCGGGCGACCAGCCACCGCTCGACCATGTTGGTTGCCTGGTCGTCGTCGAGCTTCTGCGGATGGGTGAGCGCGTAGGGCGGGGTGCCGCCGTCGCGCCAGTAGCCGGCCGCCCACTCGTACGCCGTGGCCAGGTCGTCGATCACGGTGCCGATCAGGTCCAGCGGCGACTGGCCGAGCGGGCCGGGGTCGGAAATCAGCGGGATGTGGAGCACCTGGGAGGTGCGCAGCGGCCGCTGGTTGTACGTGTAGCCGACGATCGTTTCCTGCCAGGTGTCGAGCTGCACCACGATCCGCGCCGGGTCGAGCACCTTGACAGCGATGGGCCAGCCGTCGGAACCGACCTGCCACCGCCTGACGAACGCGTTCCCCGACGCGGTTAGCGAGTTGACGATCTTCTCGATCGACACCCGGTACGGCTCGTTGGGGTCGGGGCGGCGGAGCACCGCCGGCTGCGGATCGATCCGCTCCACCCCCCGCAGGGCGACGAGCGGGAGCATGGCGGAGGTGTCGGCCACCAGCGAGCGGATGCCGACCACGACCGGAAGGGTGCGCGGGTCGTACGAACGCACCCGGGTGGCCAGCGCGTCGGCGATCTGCGCCTCGAGCGGCGTTCCCGACGGCAACGCCCGGGACCGTAGGAACGCGGGTCGTCGCATTGGTGGCCACAGTCCCGTAATAGGCCGATGAAGC